ATCTAGACCCAGCCGATGCCACCAAACATTTAACAGATATGGCAAACTAAACCTATGGGCCTTTTCACACGTGCAACTACCGACGCCGCGCAACCTGTAGTTAAGGCTGCAGCTGGCAGCAATGTTGGAATGTCGCAACTAGACAATTTCTACGCTTTTACTCAGGGTAATACCCGCCAACGTGCAATGAGTGTGCCGGCAATTACCCGCGCCCGTGATCTACTCGCAAGCGTTATTAGTTGCACGCCGTTAATCATGTATAACGAAATTTGGAACCCGGTAGATCGCGAAATGGAAGAAATAGAAATAGCGCCACGCAGTTGGTTGCGACGTCTTGACCCAGCGCTACCAAACGCCACCCTATTTGCGTGGTTATTTGATGATCTTTTTTTTACGCAGCGGGCTTTTCTTGCAGTCACAAAGCGTAGCGCTGACGGGTTTCCTATGGCGTTTCAGCGTATGCCTAGCGCCATGGTGCTTACACAAGATCAGGCAGGCCCGGTATTTTTTGCACCGTCTAAACAAATTATGTTTAGCGGTTTACCAGTAGACCACCGCGACGTCGTGCAATTCATTAGCCCTATACAAGGTTTGCTATACACAAGCCCTAACGCAGTTTTAACCGCGCTCAAGATGGAAAGCGCAAGGCTCAGGTCAGCGAGCAATTCCTTGCCAAACGGCGTTTTGCGGCAGGTGGGTGGCGAGCCTTTAAGCGCTGAGGAATTGCAGAATTTGTCGCAGAGTTTTGAGGCGGCGCGTATGACAAATACCGTAGCGGCGCTTAATGAATTTGTGACCTACACAGAAACCACTACAGACCCAAGCAAACAAATGCTGGTAGAGGCATCGGAATACCAAGCGCTCGAAATTGCGCGTTTAGCAAACTGCCCGCCATATTTGTTGGGCGTTGCTACTGGTTCATACAGTTACCAAAACAGTACGCAAGCACGCCAAGATTTATACATGTTTGGCGCCAAATTGTTTATGGACTGCATCGCTGAAACGCTTAGCGCTGACAACGTTTTGCCTCGAGGTACCTACGTAAAATTCTCAATAGAGGATTATCTAAGCGAAAACTACCTAATGGAAAAAGAAAACGAAAGTTACGACACCGCAGAAACGGGAGTAATGCCAAATGCTTAAATTAACTCAACAGGAATTAACACTCGACGCAGCCGGCCCCGACGGTATGCCACGCCGCACCCTTGCCGGGTTGGCGTTGCCATACAACGTGGAAGCCACGGTAAGCGATGGCACAAAAGTTATGTTTATGCCGGGCAGCCTTAACGCCGGTGGCAAGATGCCTAAACTTTATTTGGGGCACGATAGTTCTCAGGCCGTGGGCTTAGTTACGGCCATGGTGGATAGTGAGGGCGGCATGCTGTACGAGGCCCGCATTAGCGAAACCACCCTAGGTAATGAGGCGCTGGTATTGGCTGCAGATGGCGTTTTAGACGCTGTATCGGTAGGCGTAAACCCAACCAAATTTAGTTACGACGAAAACGGCACCATGGTTATTTCTGCCGCCGATTGGCAGGAACTCAGCCTCGTACCATACGGCGCGTTCCCGGGTGCGTCGGTAGATCGCGTAGCGGCCAGTATCCACCATGAGGAAACTGAAGTAGTGTTAAATAGTGAACAGGAACCCGTAGAGGAGATTAACGAAATGTCACAGCCAGTAGAAGCCCCAGCAGTTATCGAAGCGGCACCAATGGCGCAACCATTGTACGCACAGGCACGCTCATTTAGGTTGCCATCAGCCGGCGAATTTATCGCTGCAACAATCCAAGGCGGCAGCGTACTTGCCGAAATGTCAGCACGTATTCGCGCAGCTGCACCGGATATTACAACCGGTGACACCCCGGGCATTTTGCCTGAGATCATTACCGGCAGCGTTTACGATGGGCTAAACCCAATCCGCCCATTTGTTACCGCAATCGGTACACGTGCAATGCCACAAAGCGGCGCAACATTCCGACGCCCAAAGATCACAGTTCGCCCTGTAGTAACACAGCAACCAACAGGCCAACTAAACCCGCTTGACCCAAGCACCGTTACCGTTGCAAATAACGACATTTCTAAATTGACATTTGGAACCTATGTCACCATGTCGGAACAAGACCTCGACTGGACTGACCCAGCAAGCATTAACATTGTGCTTAACCAGTTGGCAATCGCTTACGGCCAAGCCACCGACAACTACGCCGTAGACACTTGCCACGCTGCAATTTCACAAACCTCAAGCGTTGCAGACACATCAGACCCAGCAGACTGGATCGCAGCAATTTACGACGGTGCACGTCAGATCAGCGCAAGCAGCAACTACTTGCCAACTCACATGATTGTTACCCCAGCAACATGGGCAGCACTTGGCGCACTTGTGGACAGCACAGGCCGCCCAGTATTCCCACAGATCGGCGCAATGAACGCACCGGGCGAATTGTCCGCAGCGTCATGGAACGGCAACCCACTTGGCTTGGTTTTGGTAGTAGACAAAAACGCGCCCGGTTCATTTATGGGCCACGCTGCTGGACCTGCTGCAGGGTTCGAGTTTTACGAACAGCAAAAGGGTGCAATTTCGGTAGACGTGCCTAGCACGCTTGGCCGCACAATCGCCTACCGCGGTTATGCAGCAGCGTTTATGGCTGACGCTACCAAGTTCGTTAAGTTCGTCTGATAATCGGAAAAGAGGCCAGTTATGGCCGCTTACACGGTCACACATAAACAGTTACTTAGCAATTATGCGGTGCTGCAAACACTTACACCTAATGATTTAGTTGTAGGTGGAACCTTTACGGTTGGTTCAGTTGCAGCGCCGTTTAATGGCACGTTTACGGTTTACGATCTACCTGAGTATTTGTTTATCGGGTTAGACGATGAGGGCGATTTACTTTTCAACTACGAAATACCGCTACCTAATCAGGTGCTATACAAGTGCACCGGTACCGACGTACAGCGCACAGCCTCAACAGGCAGCATTACATTTACGCAAACCTGCACGTGGATTACCGCCACGCAAATTGAGGACTGGCTCGGCATCGGCACGGCATCGGCGCTCGATACCGCGTTTCTAACTCAATGCGCGGCAGCTGCAAACAGTCTGGCATTTACTCGACGCCAAGAGGCTGGTTACATTGACAGCCTCAGCACGTCACCAAACGGGCAGGTAACCCTCGGCACTATTTCCCTTGGCGGTTTCTTTTATCGCCAGCGAGGCGCCGTTACAGATTTCGCCACGTTCGATGGCATGTCTGCCGGGGCGTCAGTTGGTTTAAGCCCTGCAATTAAAATGCTATTGGGCATACCTAAACCAGCGGTGGCCTAATGCCCGTTGCCTACACCGACCTATTTAACGAGGCGCTAGACGATCTCGCTACCACGCTTACCAGCATTACTGGTTTACAGGTGGTAACAGACCCCCGTAACCTTGTACCACCATGCGCGTTTATAGACGCCCCCACGTTTAGCGTTTATGGTGGCGGGGGAAACATTGTGCAAATGACGTACACAGTACGCATTATTACCCTTGGCCCGGGCAACCTTGACGCGCAACGCAACCTAATGCACCTAGCCAGTTTGGTGCTCGGCAAAAACGTGGCAGTAACCAGCGGCCGCCCAACTATTGCGGTGATCGGCGGCGCTGAAATGCCAGCGTATGATTTAACAATAGAGATGCAAGCCCAAACGAGTTAGGACTAAACCCCATGGCATACAAAATTATTAGCCCCCGCGTCGGTACCCCCGGCGATGAATTTGACGCCGAGGCTGCAGAGGCCAACGGCATTAACATTGCCGCGCTAGTCGAGGGCGGGTTTATAGAACAATCCACAAACGAAACCGCAAAACCTGCTAAAACTAATAGCAAGAACTCAGCAAAGGACTAAGCACTATGCCAACCTCAACCTACCTCAGCAACCCAAACGTAACCGTGGGCGCAGTTTCCCTGCAGGACCAATGCCAAGGTTTAGTTTTCACCCGGACCATCGAAGCCCTAGAAAGCACCGCGTTTGGAACTAACAGCAGGTCCTACGTGGCGGGCCTCGAGAATTCCACCCTGCAGCTTGACCTTTACGCGTCGTTTGCAACATCGGAAACCTACGCAACGCTAAAAAGTTTGGTGGGCACGCAGGTAACCGTTTCATGGTCACCGTCAGCAACTAGCCCGGGCACCGCAACTAACCCAACCATGACCCTTACCGGTGCATACTTGGAAGCCTTGCCATACACAATGGCCATGGGTGCGCTCGGCACCATGAGCGTTACCTTTACCGGTGGCGTTTACTCAGTAGTAGAAGTATAAATTAAAGCCGGCAACGGCCCGACACGAAAAGGCAAGTAATGCAACTACACCTAAAAGCCACGTTTAACGATGGCACCGTAAATGAAGTAACTACTAACTTAATGACTATCGTTAGTTGGGAACGCAAATTTAAGCGCAAAGCGTCAGAGATGGCGCAAGGTATTGGCATTGAGGATTTAGCCTATTTGTGTTATGAGGCTACGCGTTTCTCAGGCATCACGGTACCGGGAACACTTGACGCGTTTATTACATCGTTGGCGTCTATTGAGGTAGTAGAGCAGGCAGACCCAAAAGCCTAAACGGCACGGTGCGTAGAGCGCTGGCCGAGATTTTAGTAGCAACAGGGTTTTGGCCTAGTGAGATATCATTCGAGTTAGACGATATGAACGCCACCATAGAAATACTTAATAAGCAACGTGGCGGTAGGTAATGGCGTCGCGCTCGGCTATCCCGCAAATTGACGGTATTAAAGAGGCGTTAAAAGCGTTAAACGATTTTGACCCTGCCTATAGGAAACAGATCACTAAAGACATACAGAGCACCGGTGAGGTTATTATTGCTGAGGCTCGCAGCATGGTGGCCCATTTTGATAACAGCAAAGGCACCGGGGAACCGTTAAGCGGTATGCGTCGCGGCAACCTCATTAAAGGCCGTAACACCCAATGGCGTACAGACGCCGTTAAAAAAGGCTTTAAGGTAAAGGTAGGGGTACGCGCCACTAAAGAGCGCTACGTGAACTACAACCGCACTACAGACGGTGTAGTAACCCATACCGAGCAGGTCGTATACGGCAGTAAGCCCTATCAGTTAATGGTTATCCAACAGGCCAACGCAGCTGGTGCGATCTATGACCATGCCGGGCGTAACACCCAAAGCATGTTTGTTACTAACCTGAACGCTGAGGTAGGCGAACAACCTCGAGCCATTGACAAAGCAGTTACTAATAACCGTGAGGCAGTAGAAGCCAAAGTAGAGTTAGTAATTAACGACGTTGCCCGGCGCACAAATATGAAATTAGGTTTTAACCGTGGCAATTAACATACCGATTATCTCGAGCCTTGACGGTACCGGGTTTGCTAAGGCCATCACCCAACTAAAGAAACTAGAAACCACGTCAGAGCGTGCCGGGTTCATTGCAGGTAAAGCGTTTATACCTGCCGTTGCTGCCATGGGTGCCCTTACCGCGGCTGCTGGTTTCAGCGTTAAAGCCGCCATAGAGGACAGCGCCGCGCAAGCCCAATTAGCAAAGACCTTGCAAAACGTCGTAGGTGCAACCGACGCACAAATTAGCGCTACCGAAAAGTCAATTAGTGCTATGGCTATGGCTACGGGTGTTGCTGACGATCAGTTACGCCCGGCGATGGCCTCACTCGTTTTAGGTACGCAAGACGTTGCAACGGCTAACGATGCACTCGCATTAGCGCTCGACGTTTCAGCCGGCACAGGTGCAGACCTCGCAACCGTTAGCGACGCGTTAAGCAAAGCGTATGGCGGCAACTTTAAGGCGTTGCGCCAGTTATCCCCACAGTTGTACTCAATGATTAAAGACGGTGCCAGCCTTGATGAGGTTATGGCTGAATTGTCGCGCACGTTTGGTGGCTCGGCAGCCGTTGCAGCGAACACAGCAGAGGGCAAATTTAAGCGCTTAAACGTCGCGCTAAGTGAAGCAGCCGAAGCAATCGGGTTGGCTATCCTGCCAGCCGTTGAGGCCGTACTGCCATACCTCATTAATTTTGGTAATTGGGCGCAAGACCACGTAGGTACCCTCATGGCTGTAGGCACCGCCATTGCTGCCATCGCTACCGCGCTTATCGGATTTAAGGCCGCGCAAGTAATTGCTAACGCTGTAACCGTGGTAACCACCGCGCTTAACTGGTCACTTGCCGCCTCAGCTGCAGCCGCTAACACCGCGCTAACCATTGGCGTTGGTGCTGCCGCTATTGCTGCCGGGCTTGTAGTTGCAGCGGGCGCGTTTATGGCGTTTAAAACTGCCACCAAAACCAGCGTAGAAACCATTAAACCGTTTGGCCCGCAACTCAGCGAAATAAACAAGGGCCTTGGCCCACTACCTGACCAACTAGAAAAAACGGGTGGCGCTGCTAAAGGCATGGCAGACAAAGTAAAGGAAGCCGCCGACGCGTTAAAGAAGTATTTAGAAGCCGCGCTAGCCGATGCACAAAAACAGTTACTAGATGCCCAAACCGCGTTTAGTGATTTTGCTACCGAGGTAAGCGACAGCATTAAAGATGCTTTTAGTTTCGCTGACGCTAAAGAGGCTGGCGATGAAACAGGCCAAGGGTTTTTACAAGGCTTACGCGATCAGGTAGCCGGCGTAGTTAAGTACGGCAAAGACGTTAAAACGCTATTGGAAATGGGCCTCAGCCAACAGGCATTACAGGCCGTGCTTGACGCTGGCGGGGAAAGCGGCGCGGCCATTGCAGCCGAACTAATCGCGGGTGGTGTCGGGGCTATTAAAGAAACCAACGATTTAGTAATGGCAGCAGAAAACGCAGCTGCAACCATCGGCCAGCAGGCTGCCGCGCAATGGTTTGGTGCCGGCGTGGATAACGCTAAAGCCTATTTGCAGGGTGTCGAGGCGGCATTTGATGAGGCACAGAAACGCTTAAAACAAAAGGGCTTAAAGATCGCTGACATTAAAGGCATTAGCGCGGGGTTCAGCGAAGCCATCGCACGCCCCCAGGTTGCCTCAGTTACCCCATTGCCAGCCGGGCAAAGTTATGGCGTTACCGGTGGCGGTGACATAACCATTAACTTGTCTACCCTCGTGCCAAGCGCACAAACTGGCGAAGTAATCATTAACTCAATACGTGCATACAACAGGGCTGCAGGCCCGGCAAATATCGCGGTGGCGTAATGGCCACGTCTGTAATTGCTAGCGGTGACTACGAACTATTCATAGACACAGGTTTTAAGTTAGACGCATTTACCCTCAATGACCCGGTAAAAGGCGTACTAAATAACACCCAATACGTGCTAGATGGCACCACCGAGTTTGCCCCAATGCTCGAGTACAGCAACACCATTAGCGTTAATCGTGGGCGGCGCGACATTGGTGACCAGTTCAGCGCTGGCACCATGACGTTTAGCCTTAACGATAGTTTGGCTGGCGGGATACTAAACCCGCTTTACTCAAGCAGCCCATATGTAGACCCCAGCGGGCAGTTCACCCTTGCCCCATTACGGCGCGTATCGTTTGGCCGTTACGACAGCACTAATACGTTTGTCGAATTGTTTGCCGGGCAGATCGTGAATTATGACTACTCGTATGAATTGGGCGGTAATAACCTTGTTACCGTTTATTGCGCTGACGATTTCTATTTATTAGCCCAAACCGCTATGAGTGAGTACAGCGTTACCGAGCAGTTAAGTAGTGCGCGATTATCGGCAATACTTGACCTGCCCGAGGTTGCCTACCCGGTAGCCAGCCGAAACATAAACACCGGCACCCAAACCCTTGGCGGTGCATCGGCGTACACCATTGCTGAGGGCACCAACGTAAAGGCTTACATAGACCAAATACAAACCGCCGAGCAGGGCCGTATTTTTATGGCACGTGACGGGGTGCTCAATTTTGACCCGCGAATAGGTAACACCATTAGTGGCAGCGTTGCCGATTTCCACGATGACGGCACCCAAATTCCATACAACAATTTGGCCATATCGTATAACGCAGATCAGATCGTGAACCGTGCCAGCGTGCAACACTTAGGCGCAACCAGCCCCGAGGTAGCAGACGATCTAGCCAGCCAAGGTAAATACCTAATCCAAACGGTAAGCATCACCGACAGCCTTTTACACAATGACACGGCAGCTGCAAACCTTGCCAGTTACCTGCTGGTTGGAGAACCCACCCCCACGTTTACCGGGGTACAAACCGATTACCTAATGCTCACTACAGCCCAACGAGAAGCCCTAGCCCTAGTAGACATTGGCGATACGATCACCATTACCAACACCATTGCTGGCGGTGAAGTAGCCCAAGAATTAAGCGTAGAGGGCGTAGAACATCGCATAGATTTTGTAAACGGCCACCGCGTCACCTATTACACGGCACCTACCGTAATTGTGTACGAGTTCATTTTAGATAGCGCGGTATATGGCACACTTGACAGCGCAAATGTCTTAGGATAAGGGGCACTATGGCTACACCGTTTCCGTTTGTCGCGTCGCAGGTGCTTACCGCGTCGCAATTAAATTCTATAACTGAACTGCCTATTAACGCTAAAACCGCTAGCCACACGCTGGTTGCCGGTGACGCTGGCGCTCGAGTGCAAATGACCAACGCAAGTGCTACCACCATTACGGTAAACGCGTCAGTATTTAGCGCGGGCCAATCGGTTTACATTTACAACCTGGGCGCGGGAACGTGCACGATCACGGCAGGCACCGCAACAGTTACTACAACAGGTTCACTAGCGCTGGCGCAATATGGGGGTGGAACGCTTTTATTTACCAGTTCTAGCGCTGCTACTTTTTTTAGCGGTGGGTCAGGCTACGGCGCTGCCACAGGTGGTACCGGCGTAGTTGATGGCCCAACAGGTTACAAGTACACAAGTTTTATAAGCACCGGCACACTAACCGTTACGGTTGCGGGGTTTCTTGAATACCTTATTTTTAGTGCTGGTGCAGGCGGTGGCAGAGGTTGGGCAGGCGGCAACGGTTACGGCGGTGGTGGCGGTGGTGGCGGCGGTGCTTTTATTGGCGCTGCTTATTTCGCTGCAGGAACTTATACGGTAACTGTTGGTGCAGGTGGTGCCATTGGAACTATTGGTAGCACGTCGTCAATAACTAGCACATTTTCTTTAGACGGTGGCGGTGCTGGTGCAGGCGGTGGCGGTATTGCGGGCGGTGTTGGTGCGACGGGTGGCGGTGGGTCAAATGGTTCGGCTGGTGGTGTTGCTTTCAATTCTGCATATTTTGGTTTTAATGGTTCACTAGTTACTGGTAGTGGTACGGCAGCAGGCGGCGGCGGTGGTGCTGGTGCAGCAGCCACAAACGGTGCAGGCACTACAGGCGGTGCAGGCGGCGCAGGGAAACAAGTAAACACGTTTATTGGTGGCAGTTCGCTATTCAAGGGCGGCGGCGGTGGCGGTGGTGGTACTACTGGTGGTGCTGGTGGTTCATCTATTGGTGGTGCAGGTGGTTCCGGTGGCGGTGCCGGTTTCTCAGCAGCAGCAAATACCGCAAGCGGTGGCGGCGGTTCAGGAGATAACACAGGCGCAAGCGGTGGCGGTTCTACTGGCGGTAGCGCCATCGTTTACATTCGATGGAAGGGCTAAACCGTGGCACATTTTGCACAACTAAATGGCAACATAGTTAATGAAGTAATTGTTATTGCTAACGATGATTGCGATAATTTGCCATTTCCCGAAAGCGAGCCAGTAGGCCAAGCCTTTATAGCATCATTAGGCCTTGAAGGCGAGTGGTTACAAACGTCGTATAACGGTAATTTTCGTGGTACTTATGCAGGCATTGGTTTTACTTATGACGCATCGTTAGGCGAGTACGGCGAATTTGTAGCGCCAGTTCAACCAATCCCAAACCCTAAATGAAATGGCGTTATATGATCGGGTACGCGCTACTTGTAGCGGTTGTAGTTTGGGGTTGTAGTGGTTGCACGTTTTCTAAAACTAATGTCGAGTACCAATGTTTTACTAAGGCCGCCTGTGACTAAAACACCTGAACAGCAACACGCCGGGCTAATTGTTTTTGTTGGCCGTTTAATGGCTATCTGCTTTTCTTTTACGGTTATGGCATTTATCTACGGCATTTTGTTTGTAGATCAGCCAACCGAACAGGCCCCAACCGACGCGCAACTCATTGACCTACTAAGCACGTTGCTGGTTTTCCTTACCGGCACACTTAGCGGGCTAGTTGCGTCTAACGGCCTGAAGAGTAAGCCCAGCGCCAATGCACCCACCGATTAAAAAACTGATACTGCCAACTAATTTGGCACACGTTAAGCCGGGTGAACTACCTGCCAGCCTGCTGGTAGACGTTAAACCGTTTGGCAAACTACACCCATTAGCAGCGAACGCTTACAACGCGGTTAGAGCTGCCGCATTTGCTGAGGGCATTAAACAATTTAAGCCAACTAGCGCGGGTGATACTTACCGCAGCATTGCGTTACAACGCCAAGGGTTTTTAGCGCGTTACCAACTGGCACCCATTGACGGTGTTAAACCTCGAGTGTACGAAAACAAAAACTATTACCTCAAGCCGGGCAATGCGCCAATGGCGGTACCGGGTACCAGCCGGCATAACCTCGGTTTGGCCTGTGATTTTGCGAACATGTCGGGCGCCACGTTTGAGTTTATGTGTGAGGTTGGCCCTAAGTTTGGTTGGTCACTTGAGGTAATGCCAGCCGAGCCGTGGCATTGGTTTTACTGGCCCGGTGACAAAGTACCTGCAGCGGTAACCCAATACTTGCAAGGGCTTGCGCCAGTATCCCCCACCGCGTAACACGCGCCTACTACCGTTTTCATACCGACGAAAAGAGGTTTACCGCGCATGACTGAACTACAAACCTTTACCTATGAAGCATTTGTAGGCAGACTAGAAAACGGCCAGCAAGTACTGGTACAAATTTTTAGAAACCCCGACACACTCGAAGTACTACATAGCCAAATTGCGTTTAAGACCATTGTTAGCGGTACTTGGCAAACGCCCTACACATTGGAGAAACTATGACCATTGCATTAAAAGCCGCGTTTACCGCGCTATTTACTATTGCAGCTGCCGGCATTGCGCTAGCCCTACCAGCATCGCCAACCAGCGCCCCTGACCGCCCCGTAAGCACTACCACCGTTTACGAGGCAACCCCACCCACTAACACCACGTTGCCCGCATACGTGAACACATGCACGCAGGTAGCCACGTTGGCACTCGCTGAGGGTTTACCGCCTAGCGAACTAGAAACAGCGTTAAAAGTGGCTAATCGCGAGAGCCGATGCACAAGCGACGCGTTTAACGCTTACGACACAAACGGGGGCAGTTATTCCATTTACCAAATTAACGGCTATTGGTGCCGGCCTAACCAGTACTGGCCTACCGGCTGGTTGCAGGCTAAAGGCATCGTAGAAACGTGCAGCGATCTATTTGACCCAACCGTAAACACTCGAGCCATGGTTGCTATTTGGCGTAACAGCGGTTGGATACCATGGAAAACAGCAAACTAAATGCAAGAACAGCCCTACCCCGATTACGGACTAAGTGAGGAAACCCGACGAATGTTAGACCCAACAGCAAACGCAATTAGCAAACACCAAATGGCCGTATTTGATCTCATAGACGAAATATGCAGGCCCGCACATATCCCCTACAAACCTAAGCACGCAGACCTAATAGCCCGACTAAAGCGCGTAGCAACTGACCTAGACCTAAGCGGCGACGCAACAGGCTGGCAGGCCGTTAGCGAGGCTATCGAAGCATTAGGGGGCTGACGTGGTAACAGTCAAACTGACGCCCGAACAGATATTTAACGTGCGCGACGTGGCCTACAAAAAAGCCCTCGAGTGCGAGCTGCACAAAATGCGAAACAAACGCTTACCCGGCAACGCGTATGAAACCGCGCTAACAGGTGGCTACGGTGAACAGGCACTAGCCATTTACCTTGGCGTTGAGTGGGGTTTTAGACCCTATGACATAACCGCCAACGACGTTGCAGGCTACGAGGTACGCGCCACCTACCACGCTAAAGGCCGTTTGCTCACACATGCAGACGATAAAAACGGTTTATACGTTTTGGCAATAGTGAACCGTGACGATTACACCGTAAACCTGATGGGCTGGTCAAACCTTAAACGCTGCAACACGCCGGGCCGTTGGGCAACTGATCTACCAGTACCTTGCTACGCAATGCCTCAAGCCGATTTATGGCCTATGGAAATGTTGCCGGCAACTGTGTTATACCAATCTGCTATAAATAACTAATTAACCCGACTAACAGAAAGCGCCCGACAATGAGAAAATGCCCTAAATGTGGCGTCATTACTTACGCATATAAAGCAAGTAAGACGCATGATCGCACCCTTTATTTTCACCCTGGCACATGTAAAAAGGATTGGCGCTAAATGGCTTTTAACATAGATAACTACGTAGACGTACCAACACGCTTAGCAGAGGCGTTAAAGCGTTACCCTGATTTACGCATACAAGAAACTAGCGCCGAGGTAGTCACCATGCCTGATGGCTCGACGTTTTACCGCTGCACCGTTACTGTTTGGCGCGACGATACAGACCCGCTACCGAGCATTGCCACAGCTGCAGAGCCATACCCGGGCAAAACCCCATACACCAAAAATAGTGAGTTTATGGTTGGTATGACTAGCGCGTTAGGCCGTGCGTTGGGTTACATGGGGTTTGGAATAAATAAAAGCATTGCTAGCCGTAATGAAATAGAAGCGCGGCAAGACCCTAAAAAGCCTGATGCACAAATAGCACCAATCCGGCGCGAAACCTCAAGCGCTAAACCGATAAATGATAAAGATTGGAAATCTGCCAACCCCGCGCTAGGGAATACGGTTGATTTAGAAGTAATCAAAAAAACACAAAACGTTTACCCTAAACAGGCCAGCCAAAAACAGGTTTACTTTATTAAGTCACTTGCTAAGGGCGCGGGGTTTGATGATGCAGCGCTGCACGATTACATTGCGGTAACGCTTAACAGCGATGCTGTAACACTCGAGACGCTGAACCCTGAACAGGCAACGCAGATCATTGACGCCCTCAAAACCCTGCCAAGTAGCAAGGCTGACTAATGAACATAGAGCAGCAACTAGAACTACTTACCCGCATGGTGCGCCTCATTGAGGAAATGCAACACACAGCCGATTACCTAGGCAAAGACAAAGTGGTAAGCCATTTGCGTTGGGCTACCGAACATTTGTCTAATGACATTTGGGCAAAAACAATACACAAGCATTACGAGGCAACCAATGGGCATGCTTGAGGCACAGTTTAAGAACAGCGTTATAGAGATCGCCACCCGGTATGGCTGGTTAGTGCACCATGACCTACCAGCAATGAATAGCCGCGGTAAATGGGCTACACACATACAGGGTGATAGCGGTTTCCCTGACCTTGTGCTACTCAATAGCAAGGGTGTGCTAGTTTTCGCGGAACTTAAAACAGATATCGGAGTAGTACGCAAAACACAGGAACGTTGGCTCGAGCGTTTAGATAAAGCCGGCGTAATTGTGCAAGTGTGGCGGCCTAACCAGTTGCCTGTAATCATACGTTTTCTAGCCAGCGCCTAGCGCGTAGGACTAGCCACAGACCTAAGCCCGTTGCACGGCAGTTGGTGACACTCGGTAACGAGGGTAGTACGCCATGCCCGTAATCATGCTTGACGAAATGACCGGGCCGCTGGCGTGGCAGGCTGTAAACATAATCAGCCAATGAGTAGTTAAGTGGGTACGGGTTAGGGCAACCCCGTGGGTGGGGCTTTAGCGCATTAGGCTTTACATCGTGTAAGCATTGACATACACATAACAAACATACGCACAAGGATTAGCCCGACATGATAAGTAACCAACCAATAACACGAGCAACGCGCGTAAGCGCGGCGCTAGCACAAGCCGTAGGCGCGTGAGTAATGCCAAGTAAACAGCAGGGGCCACGTGCTCGAAGCACAGCAGAATACAAAAAGAATAAGCGCATACTGCTAGCAGAAAACCCATTTTGCCATTGGTGCGGCATGCCGGCATCAGAAGCAGACCACCTCATAGAAGTAGACCGCTGGCCTGCAGACCAACCCGGTGTTAATTCACTTGAGAACATGGTTAGTG